TCATTCTGGAGGTGTCGGCCAAACGACATCATCAGGGTTGTCGAATGCCTGTGGCACGTCCCGCAATGCCTGCCTGTATGCCGATTGTTCTGACGATAGCGTTTGATCCGAAAGCGCCCACCAATCTGTCTCCGCCATAAGGCGGTCTCGCTCCCACCGGATTTTATTCCAGGTTTTAGCAGGTGGAGCGTAGGGTAAAATTTCCGCTTCGCCAGCCTCAATTTCTTCCAACATTTCAGCGTAATGCCGGTTAGCTGGGTCAGACGGTATTGAGGTGCCGTCAATCTGAAAAACAGTGCCAGAGACATCCAATTGTTGATATTGCTTCATTTTCTACAGCTCCGCATTAAACGCTAAAAATCCAGAACCAGAACCTTCGAGAAATTCTAGCTGCGAGGCAAATCCAGCAGACACACCACCATCAGTTCGATATCGAAGACCAGCCATCACGGTACTAGCGCCAATCAAAGAAGGCACGCCATCGCACACCGTATTTCCGTTGCCGTGGTTCATATTGTAATCGTCCGCGTTTCCGCTTGTTTCTAAAGACGGAGCGGCTCGCATTGGAGGTACAAGGGGAAACCCTGATTTCTGATTTTCATCTGAACGGACGGACGACACCGGCATACCAGGCTGTCCGAAGTTCTGTGTAATTCGTTTGTAATACCGATAGCATCTCATTTTTGCCGCAGACTCATCTTCGCGAGCGTAGTCTGTAGCTACAGAGCCAACTTCCAACTGTACGTCAGTTATGTAGAAGTCGTTAGAAGTTGAGTCTCCTATATTAACGGTGCTGGAAGTGGCATAGTTTTCGCCCGACGCCCACGATCCAGAGGTTCCTTCATATGAGGAGCCAGAATGCAATGGAAATACCAGCCATAAATACGGGGTATTATCTGCGGGTGGCGTTGTTGCACTAGCGTCGCCAGGAAACGTTACAGTTACCTTTTGCCATGTGTCTGCTGACGCCATAGTCCACTCTATCGGACATGATCTGTTTCCGTCCTGGGCGTACAAAGCTACGCAATGAGTTCCTGTTTTCGTACCCTTGGCCCAAAAACTTAATGTAAGTGGTTGAGCGGCAGCATTGCCGAATTGTAAATGCTGAAGATGCTGCCCTTCCATTTTTTGAATGAAGCCCGAAAATAGATTGGCGGTTGAGGCGGTATCGGCAGTTGTAATGTCAATTTTCAGGGATTTTGGACTAGTAGCCGCAAATCCTGCGCCAGGGCCGTCGCCCTGCTCCATCGTGTAGCGGATAGCAGACCCATAACCAGCGTAGTGGCACCAACCATCAAGGCCATAAACATAGTTAGAGGCACCTAGACCTGTAACCGCTCCTCGTTGGGCTATGGTTGCTGCACCATTTATCAGTAAATTTTTGTAGCCGCCAGGAATTGGATTAGAACCAAACCGGAATTTCTCCACTCCGCCAGCCGTTATGCCAACCGTGTCTGCCGCTGGGAAGAACACTCCACTGTTTGTGTCCGCTGTCGCCTGTAGTGACGGGGCTGAAACCGAGCCGTTAGCCGCAGATAGAGCAGTCGTAGTTTTCAGGGTGGCTAGAGATTGGGTGCCGTCATACAGTGACGCGAGATCGACCATGATCTCACGCATGGCATTGTTTACGTCGCTGGGGGCCATGCCCTCCGCAATCGAAACCGATTGGACATCCGTGTTGCTCCCAGCAGTTTTGCTATATTGCGATATTGTGTCTTTAGCCATTAATTAGCTCCGTAAAAAACCCGCCATCGACGGGCGGGTTGGTTATCGTATTGCACCGCTAAGTTGCGGGGTTCCTGGGAATGGCGATCTAGCGCCACCACCTTCCGCCCCTGCGATTTCCAGAATGGTTGCCGCTGCGGCAGTCATCGTCTTGGGCTTGGTGCCGGTGAGGGACATCTTCATCACGGCATTGCGGCCAGCGTTATTCAACAGAACATTTGCCAGCCTGTTTTGCATAAGTCCGCCGACGCCAGTAGCGGTTACACCCCCATAAAGGAATTTCATAACCATTTCTAAGGGGGCTGTCTGCGATCCCGCCATACCGGCCTTATCGCTAATGCGTTTTAGGGCGTGTGCAACAAATCGAAGTTCTACAAGTTCGCGGCCTTTAAAAATGCTCCGAAGAACCTCTTCATCTGGCAGCGCGGTCAGAAACTTTGCTGGCGAAAACTCTCGCTGGACGACGTTTTTTGCACCCATTAGACCGCCCTCCGGTGCCAGGGCTGTAGCAGGCGCTCTTGCCGCATTTAGGGCATTAGATAAAATGCTATGGCGTAATGCTGGCAGCACCTCTGGAGTTTCCCGTGCCAGGATTGGCAATACCCGCTTCAATTCCGAGCCTGACATCTTAGCCACTCTCTGGACTAACGCCGCTGGGTCTATCGGTACTGGACTATTAAATAGCCTACCAATAGTTGTCTCCCCCAACTCCTTTATCAACTGGCTATCTTGCCGGTATGCGTCACGGGCTATCCGTAATGCTTCCACCGCAGTACTCCCTGTACCGCCAGCTTCTACGGCATCGTCTAAGGCACCGTTAAGCCCTTCAAGGACTTCCCGTGCAACCCAACGCTGCTGGGCCTTGTCTATATCCTTAAAAACTTGACCGCTGCCTTTTGCTGCGGTTGACCAAATTTGCAGTAACCGCTGGGCCTGCGAACCAGTGATGTTTATGGGGTCGAGTTCAACAGTTTCGCCAGCGGCGTTTTTAGTTGTCGGAACGTACTCTTTCCGTATGGCCTTTAATTTACTGATAAGGCTTTTTGTGGCATCACCGGCCCCTGGAACGTCTAACTGCGAAACCAAATCATCAATCTTGCCTATGATCTGACCGGTTGGAATAACAGGCATATTACTGCCTGCCTTATCCACGGCACCGAATAGACCTTTGGCTGTTTGACGACGCAGGTCTACAGCGCGATTAACCGCCAAGTGGAAAGCGTCGGCAATTCGTGAGCCTACTAGTTCCTCGCCAGGGCGGGTTGGATCGACTTTGCCCATGATGTCATCGAGCTTGGTAAGAGACTGTTCTAGTTGGCGGCTGTAAAAACGACGGGCCTTATCAGCCGTCAGGAAGGATTGCTCTAACGTCCGCTCTATCATTCTACCAAATCGGCTGCCGGTTTCTTCGCCGACTGAAAGCGGAATACCACTCTTGTCACTTATTACACGGCCACGGGCTGCCTCTGGTCCTTGGGTCATACGGGCGAGGTAGCTGCTTGGTCTTAGGTACTTATCAACTAAGTTGAAACCTACGTTGAAAACCTTTTGTGTAGCGCCACCTAAAGCGCCAGATATTACTGGGCTGGTTACCCGACCTAATTCGGGTACATCAAGTTGCGTAAAGTCTTCCTCGCCAGGGATCATTCCACTAATCCCCTGACGTAAGACGTTGCCCCCTGCTGTAGCCGCTGCAATAGCATACGGGTTAGCTGTCGTAATACCAGCCGCTACTGCTGGTCCTATTTCAATGGCTGGGCCTGCGAAGTCGGCTACATCTCGACCTAACTCCTGTAACGACCATGTGTTTGGATCGACGGCATACCATTGGCTTTGATCTCCCGTTGGCGACACAAAGAAGTTATCGCCTAGCCTGTGAACATTCTCCTCACCGTATAGGCTTGCCAAGTAATTGGCCTTGCCCATTGGCGTCATCTTCACACTTAATGCTGCACGTTCTGATGCAGAGAGTGGTGATCTACTGCGTTCACGGACCAGCTTTTTTGCTAAATCTTCAGGCTGCACTTCCCGTCCAGGTGTTTTGGGGACTAAGTCAGCGGCATTTATTTCAGCCATTAGTCTGGACTCCAGTATCTAGTCCGACCCTGGGCGTCAGTCCATTTGTAGACATCTTTGCCAGGGTTTTTTCTATCTTCTAGGTTCGTAAGGACTGCGCCTTTTGGCGCTCCAGGGGGCAACTTTGATGAACCCCCATAAGTCACGCCAGCGGCAGCTTCCATTGACTGTAATGCAGTTATGCGATTTGCACGTTTCTGAGCAATTGTCTCTGGCTCATCGCCTGGGACTGGAAAATACTGCTTGTTAGCGTTTTCAAATTCGTGTGGGGCAATAGCTGCACCGCTTTCCCGCCGCAACTGGGCATTAATGAAATCACGCTTTGCCTGTTCATAACGCTGGCGTTCGCCAGTTATTAAAAAGTTTCCGAACTTCGGTACGCCGCTCAATACAGCCTGAACCATATCAGCGCCCTGATCTTCAAGGCCATCCAAAATCTTATTTGATGCCACCATGCGGCCTGCGAATCCTATAGCCTTGGATTCTTCACCGCTGGGTCGTATTGGTTGCTTTGCGCCAATAGTAACAACACGGGGCTGCTCTTGGCCTTTAGCGCCAATAGTCCTTACGTCAACAACACTACTGGTGACCGTCTTCTGTTGAGGATCGTAAATGGTGATTGGCATCCACGGATTGCGGCGGTCATAAGGCTCACCCGAATTTGCCCAAGTTCTGCCCCCGTCCTGACTAATCTGCTTTTGAACCATGCCACTTTTCAGTGGATAGTCCCGCTCCTTGTACTGCGGTTTTGCAAATATTTGTTCTGCCATTTTGCCTGGATAGGCACGGGCCGCCGCCGCCCTTATTGCATCTTGGTCGCCGCTGGCCACGGCATCTAAAAATGCCTTGCGATTTTGTGCCTGCAAAATTGCAGCGTCATAAGCCATCTTATTCATCTGCTGCTTCATCCCAGCAGCTTGTGCCTGACGGTAATTCGATGCCCCCTGCGCCATCGCATTGGCCAAGGCTTGGCTGGTGGTTATTGGCACCCGCGAAGGCGCACCCGCTTGGGTCAATGCCTGGGCCGCACCCAACATAGCCTGCGATCTGGGGTCAAGAAGTCCGCCGAGGTTCATGTCAACATTGCCTAGCAATCCAGGTTGATTCAATAGATTTAGGACGTTAGTCATCGCTACCTCCTAGCCAAGCAAACTCAAACCAGCGCCACCAAGCGCACCAAGCCACGGGCTAACTTTTAGGGCGTTGGCTAAACTCGCTCCAGCAAACGCACCACCTAACCCGCTTGCGACGGGATTGGTGAAGTACGGCTGTGCGGTCTGACTGGTGCCGGTTCCTGCTAATGGAACGCCTTGGATTTGACCAACAAGTGCATTCAACGCATCGCGTGGACGCTGTTGGTAGAAGCCAAAGCGGGCTACCTCGTCAGCCAATTCTCTCTGCGCCTGCGCTCCTTGGGTCGCACCAATAGCCGCTAGTCTTGCTGGATCAGCAAAATCAGCGGCCGCTAACTGAGGAGCCACTCCTATCATTTGATTTTGTCGGGCGCGTTCTGCTGCGTACTGCTGCGCCCCTACGTCAGCCAGTCCTCGGCCAAATGCTTCGGTGGCACGTTCCGTTGCTAGTTGCTGGGCATTGCTGCCTAAACGGCCAGAGCGTGCAAACTGTGAGGTGATCCCTGGCAAAACACTTTCTGTAAAGCTCTGCACGGCTGGCCTAACGGCTGCGCCATACATTTCCTGATACCTTGGTCCGCCTAGAAAACTTCCAGACAGCGTATCCAAGGCAGCCGTCTGTGCTGCGTCTGTAAGTGGACTGCCAGACAAGGCACGTTGTCGAATAAGGTTTTGGGCCGCAATAGTATCAGCCGATTGAGGTGCCACCGTTGACCCTGGAAAAAACTCCTGTGGCGCAGTCTGGTATTGGTTCAGTGCTTCTCCAAGCGCATAAGTCATAGCCGGTTGGACGCCGGTCCACGGTTCATTAGTCTTGGTTGTTACGGTCTGTCCGCTTGGTTGTGACGATCCGCCTTTTGACATTATTCAAATCTCCTTAGCCATTACCCTGGCCACTTCTCGGTAATCTTCTAATCGACGCGCCCAGCCCTTGCGGCCAACCAACTCAATGCGCCGACACCCTTGCTGCCGCGCCCAGGGGATTAACCTGTCGCGTTCAAGCGCCCTCAACTCTTTGTAGTTTCCGCCTGCCAGCCATATCCGGCAGTGCAGGCCGCCTGGATAATCAACGACCTCCGTTATCATCGCCGAGTCCTCTGAAGGCCAAAATTGCGCCTTATCTCGACGCAATAAATCCAGAACATCATGTTCGTTATGAGTGCCACCCGCATATTCCAACGCCGCCAGAATGTGATGACGTAACCGGCCCCACTCATCCCAAAATGACGTAACGGTAGGTTCTGTCGCTTTGGCTGTTGTTTGCATGGGTTAGCGTTAAAGTCTGTTTTCCTTGGGCGCTTACATAAATAGTGCCGTTGCC